TATAAATTTAGCTGTATATGCCCGGTTTGCCATTGAGATGTATCGTCATTTTTCTTCGACAACATTTCAAAAGGGGAAAGCTTTGTACAAAAGCATGGTTGGGAGCCATCAACACCCGAGTGGCCGGATGAAGCAGTATGGCAGTCATTCTAAATGAATTTGACAGACGGGCTGAAAACAGAAGACCCATCCGTGCTTTTTTGCAAGGCCCAATGAGGTGTCAAAACAACGGCTGTATCCTTGAAAACAGCCGCTGTTTATGCTATCGTATAGACATGTATAATTTGCAAAAGGTACACTTTTGGATAAGGAGGCCCATACTGTGGAGGGCATGGGTATGGCTATAATGGAAGTTTTGCTGCCGGTTATTTTTTTGAATGTGTGCGGGATGCTGCTCAAAGCCAAATTTGGCCTTGACGGCGCGGAAAGCTACCTCATCGCGCTCATGGGCGTTCTCTCTTTTCTCTATATCGGCGGTATTTTTAATTTGCTTTTACCGGCGGCCGCGGGTATATTTATCGGAATACTTCTATTACTGCTTGCAGCTGTGAAAAAAAGCCGTTCTCAAAAGCGCTCTCTGGCTGCTGTATGCGGGCTAAAAGAATACTTTAACCCATTTGTCCTTTTGAACAATTTATCCTGTCTTGTTTTTACCGTTATATTTTCCATTAGCAATCCGCTGTTCTATTATTGGGATGAACTGGCTTTTTGGGGAACTTCGGCGAAAGCCACAAAGCTTTTAGACCGCCTGTACTCCATTTGGCCCACGCCGCTGCACAATCATCTGCCACCCTCAAATGCCCTGTTGAATTATTTTTTAATTTTTTCTCAGTGGATTTTCAGCCGTATATCCTGTTGCTTTCTTATGCGTTCTTATTCTTCGCGGTGTTTTCGGCGGTAGCCGAACTTGCATACCGCAAAAGCGGCAGTCTGCCTTTTGCAGTCGTGACATATGTATTATTGTTGCTTTCTCCGTTCATGTGTGTGGCACATAAGGAATTGTTGAATTACGAATCTCTGCTGTATGCTTATGGCACGGCCATGGTTGATTTTAACATAGCTGTGGTTTTTTTATCGGCCATAGCGCTGTATTTGAGCAGCCCGGCAAAAAAATGGTATTTGCTGCCTCTCGTTTTTCTTGTAAACATGAAAAATACAGGTGTGTTTTTTGCTTTGCTCGCGGTATGCGTGATACTGTGCCTTGCGGCGTTCGACGCGCGGGCGGGAAAGCGGCTGACGGAAACAGTGAAAAACGGTGCGCTCATGCTTCTGGTTGTTGTTCTTGCGTATGGCTCCTGGTTTGTTCACCTCAGCGCGTTTGAACTCGCCCCGGCGCAGCCGGTCGTCCTTCAGGACCCGGCCTATTTACAGGAGCAGGAAGAGCTCGTCAGGGTAGACGAGACCATTGACCAGAATGTACTCTCTATTTTGGTTCCTCCGCTTCGCTCTGAGCGTTATAACGCTGTAATGGAAACGATGCGCAAGGCCTTTTTGCTGGAGAAGAGCAACCTTTTTATGCCGGACCGGTACTTTGCTGCGGTGCTGGTTGCCGCAGGAGCGTTGGTTTCCGTTTTATCCTCAAGAGGGAAGCGGCTTCGGGCTTTGTGCGTGTTGTCGGGAATTGCGGTTGGCTGTTATGTATACTGTGCTGTCATCAGCTATTTTATTTCATATTACCGGGACGATATGATAGAGTATCCCCGTTACATGAGCAGCTATTATTTCCTGTGGGTATATACAATTATACTTCTTGCCGTGACAGGTGAAAACGGAAGGCGCGGTAAGCAGACCGTGTTCTGTGCGGTTTCGCTGGTTACTTTACTGTTGATCGGAAAAACAGGCCTTGATTATACATCCATCGATGCACCGGATACGCCCTATCTGGAGTATATGGAAACAGAACAGTATGTACGGCAAATCAAGGGCAGTATTGAAAAGGACGATAAAGTATACCTTGTTCTTCCGGACCAGTATACATGGGAATATATAAAGTACGGGTATCATCTGCTGCCGGCCATCTGTAATCAGGATACAAAAGGCACCGGAATTGATTTTACAATCAGCTTTAGAGAAAAGCTTGAGGCTGGCAGCGACAGACGGTATTATAACATTGCTTCGCCTCAGCTATATGCCCGCCTGATGACGGAATATTTTGATTATGTATATGTTGTGAGACCCGATGAGGAATTCAGAGAAAGCTATTCGCATCTGTTTTCAGATGGTATGACGGAGGGGACACTATACAAAATTACAGAACAGAACGTTCCAATGCAGGTGGTTTGATGAAAAGAAAGAAAAATATTTTGTGCCCGCTGCGTTCCACACGGCTGGAGGGCGCTAAAGGTCTGCTCCTTTGTTATGCGGTCTGTGTGATTTTGTTTCTGGGCTTTAAGCTTTGCGCGGGCCTGTGGGTTTTTTACGGGTTCCAAAATGGACGATACGCACAGCGGAATCTGACCTTAAATGATTTTGAACAGTATGGCGTTGAGCAGCTTGATGATATGACGATGGTAAACGCCACGGACGATACACAGCTTTGGATTACAGAGAATATATATAATCTGTATGTCGATTGTGATTTTTCTTATGACCCGGGGGAGTTTCTGGCTTTTTATTCATACAAAGCGGACGGCGTCTTCAGCGCGGAGAGATGCGTAAGGGGAAAGCAGTATGGAAGGTATTATGTTTTTGAATTTCCAATAGGGACAAACCAGATTCGTGTTGACACGGGGGTTCATCCTTCCATTACAGTATCTTTTCAGGAAATCTTGGCAAATAAATACACATTCAATACTGTTATGCGTTTTTCTACCGGGGAGCTGTTTTATCTGCTTGCGGTGCCGGGAGTGATTTACGGAGTGCTGGATTTGATATCCGGTATAAAAATAAAAGGTAACACCGCACAATTCTAAGTGTCGAATCGCGCCGGCGGATTTTTGTGACAGTTGCCGGAAAATCTGCAAGCGAGGCGACGCTTAAGGCATCAGCCGTGAATTGTGCGGTGTTGCCAAAAGAAAAACGGGCCGTATTGTTTTGAAAAAATACCTTATTCCGGCTTATAGGAAGTTAGCTGTACATGTTCGTTTCGCCATGGAGCCGTATCGTCATTTGGCTTCGGAAACGTTTTAAAAGGAAAAAGGCAATAGGGAATGAAATAGGATTCACGTTTGTTTTTTTACAGCTCATATATAGCGTGTTCACAGCCGCAGCGGTTTTCCGCTGCGGCTTTTTCTTTTGGCCGATTCCGGAAAACCGGACGCGCGGGAGCGTACAATGGGGATAGGGTGAGCGGGGCGGATGACAAGACGACGCACACAAAATGATATTTTCGGACTTTGTCAACGCCCCGCCGTCCGAAAGCGGGGGGACGCGCCCGCCGGTTTTTGCGCAGAAAAAACCGGATTGAAAACGAGGAGGGCCGGGGTTTTGCCGTTGGGGACCCGGCGCGGCGCAGCCGTGACGGGGACGGCAAAACATCGGCCCCGGTGGGGCCGATGACCGGCCGCGCGGTTTCGCGGAGCGAAATGCGACCGAACGGGAGCAAGCGCCGGGGTGCGAGCGCGGGGCCACATTTGAGCAAAGCGAAAATGGGGGAGCGAGCACGTTGCCCCCAGTGGGGGCAACGACCGGCTGCGCCGGTTTTTGCGCAGCAAAAACCGAGTTGAAAACGAGGAGGCGAGCATACGAGCGCGAAAACTGCAAAAAGCGACAACAGCAAAACAGCGGTGCGGGGCGGCGAAGCCGGGGCCGCGAAGCAGACGGCCGCACAGGGGGATCTCGCGCAGCGAAATGCCGCGCCCGATTTTGCGCGGCAAACCCAAAAGGCGGAAGGGCCGCACGCACCCGTTCCGGCTTCGCCGCAGCGGGACGCGGCCGAAGGGGGGCAGGCGCGGCGCTCCCCCGCGCCGGACGCTGACGCCGCCTGTGCACAGAGCGCGCAGGAGCTGCTGCAGGCGGCGGCGCGCGCGGCCGTACAGATGCTGGTGCGGACCGTGGACGACGAAAACGCCACGCTGCCCCAGCGGATGGACGCGGCAAAGACCATACTGGACCGCGTATACGGCAAGGCCTCGCAGCCCATCGAAGGGAACGGCGGCGCCGCGGTACAGGTCGTAATGTCAAAAGAAGTACGGGAGCTGATGGGCTGATGCAATGGGACATCGGGAAGCCGAACCCGAGGCAGATCGAATTTTTTAAGGCGCGCGCACGCTTTATCGCATACGGCGGGGCGCGCGGCGGCGGCAAAAGCTGGGCGGTGCGCAAAAAAGCCGCCGGGCTGGCGCTGTCTTACCCGGGCGCCGGCATTTTGATCGTGCGCCGCACGTTCCCGGAGCTGCGGGAAAACCATATCCTGCCGATGACGGCGGACCTTGCGGGCGTTGCCCGGTACCGGGACGCGGACAAATCCTTCACGTTCCCCGGCGGCAGCCGCATCGTATTCGGTTATTGCAGCAGCGAGAGCGACGTGCTGCAATACCAGGGGCAGGAGTACGACGTTATTTTTATGGACGAGGCCACGCAGTTCACGGAGTTCCAGTTCACCACGCTGACGGCATGCCTGCGCGGCGCCAACGACTTCCCAAAGCGCTTTTATCTGACCTGCAACCCCGGCGGCGTGGGGCACGCCTGGGTGAAGCGGCTGTTCATCGACAGGCGGTACAAAAAGGCGGAGCATCCCGAAGACTATGTGTTTATCGCCGCCAATGTGTACGACAACCATGCCCTGATGGCGCACGACCCGGACTATGTGCGCATGCTGGAAAATCTGCCGGAGGAACAGCGCCGGGCGTGGCTGCTGGGCCAATGGGACATTTTCGAGGGCCAGTATTTCGCGGAATTTGACCGCAATGTGCATGTGTGCAGGCCGCACGGCATCCCGGCGCACTGGCGGCGCTATGTGACGCTGGATTACGGCATGGACATGCTGGCGGCGCTTTGGGTGGCTGTGGACGAGCAGGGGCGCGCCGTTGTGTACCGGGAGCTGTACGAGGGACGGGACAACGGAAAAGGGGAAAACGGCCAGGGACATATCATCAGCGCGGCGGCGCGGCGGCTGCTGGAGGTGAACGGCGGCGACGAGGTGCAGGCCTGGCTGGCTCCGCCGGACCTGTGGAACCGCAGGCAGGACACGGGAAAAAGTGCGGCGGAGCTGTTTTTGGAGAACGGCGTGCCGCTTACAAAGACGGGCAACAGCCGTGTGGCCGGATGGCTGGCGGTGCGGGAATTTCTGGCGCCGGGGCCGGGCGGACAGGCGCGGGGTGGCGAAGCCACGCGGGCGCAAGCCCGCGACCGCGTGCGCCGGTTTTGCGTGCAAAACCGAGTTGAAGACGAGGAGGCGCGGGGCGGCGAAGCCGCGCAAACGCTCCGCCTGCGAACGTCCGGCCCGGCTTCGTGCAGCGAAACGGAGGCGGAAGCGCCGCAGGCGTCCGGCCCGGCTTTGCCGCGGCTGCGCATCTTCGACACCTGCGCAAACCTGATCCGCACGCTGCCCGCCCTGCGGCACGACGAACGGAAGCCGGAGGACGCGGCGGTCACGCCCCACGAGCTGACCCACGCACCGGACGCTTTGCGCGGCTTCTGCACCTACTGGAGCACGGCGGCGCATGCGCCCGAGGCTGCAGTCCACGACATCCTGCGGGATGATTTCAACATGAAAAAGCCCACGGCGGGACCGCTGGGGCAAGGAGGGAAATATCGTGTTATCTGATCTTTTAACGTTTGTTCTGGCGCTTGCGGTATGCGGCATGGCGGTGCTGTGCGTATACTGCTACCGCCTCGGGCTGCGGGACGGCGGCTTCGCGCGGCGAAACGGCGGGGCGCGGCGGCGCCTGCCTCTGCGAAACGGGGGAGGCGGCGAAAAGGAAAGCGTTTTCGAGCGCGGGTTTTGCACAGCGGAACGCGGCCGAACGGGAGCGGGGCGGCCCAGGCACGGCGGCCCGCGGGACGGCGAAGCCCCGCGGGCGGAGGCGGCCGGGGCAGCCCGCGGCGGCTTTGCACAGCAGACCGCAGCCGGGCCCGCGGCTGCGCCCGCGGGGGCGCAGGGATGGCGCGCGGACAAATATGACGCGATTCTGGCGAACATCGACGCATACGACGGGACAGAGAAAGGACAGAAGGTGATCGAATGATGCAGGAAAAGGAATGTACGGATATCTGGCGCAGGTATCAGGCGGGCAAGGACCATCACAACCGGACGAACATGTATACGCAGGCGGAAAAGTGCCACCGCTTTTACGAGGGCGACCAATGGCACGGGCTGCAGGCCGGCGACGAAGAGCTTCCCATGCTGAACTTTATCAAGCCCATCTGCCGCTACAAAATCGTGATGGTGGCGATGAACGACACCGCGATCCTGTTTTCTCCGATGGACAACGACCCGAAAAAGGCGGAGATCTGCGAAGCGCTGACGGCGTTTGCGGCGGCGCAGTGGGAAAAGGGCAAGCTGGACAGCAAGAAATGGGCCGTTGTGAAAAACGCGTGCATTACCGGCGACCATTATCTGTACTGCTTCGACGAGCGCACGCCCAGCGAGAGCGTTGTCACGGACATGACCCCGCGGCTGAAAATGCGGCTGATCGACAAAACGGCGCTGTATTTGGCCGACGAGCAGGAGCCGAACCTGGAGGAACAGGAATGGATCATCATCGCCGAGCGCGTACCGGTGGAAAACGTGCGCAGGCAGGCCAAAGACAACGGGCTGCCCGAGGCGGAGATACGCCGGATCGTATCCGACGAGGCGGACGAAACGCAGCTTGGCGTGACGGGCGCGGACGAGGTGCAGACGGACAGCGGCAAATGCACGAGTCTTCTGTTCATGCGCAAGACGGACGGCGGCGTTGCGTTCTGCCGCTCCACACAGGCCGTTGTGTACCAGCCCATGCAAACCATCCGCGGCCTGGACGTTTACCCGGTGTGCGGCATGCGCTGGGAAGAAAAAATGGGCAGCGCCCGGGGCGTGGGCGTTGTGGAGCGGCTGATTCCGAACCAGATCGAGGTGAACCGCACGCTGGCGCGGCGGGCCATCTGCGTGAAGCGGTACAGCTTCCCCACGGTGGTGTACGACCAGGACAAGCTGCTGGCGCCGGAGAAGCTGGGCGTTGTGGGGGCGAGCATCGGCGTGAAAAACCTGAACGCGAACCCGGTGGGCAGCTTTGTGCAGTACCTGAGCCCCGCGCCCATCAGCGGCGACGCGGCGAATTTACAGGCCGAGCTTGTGGGCACCAGCCGGGAGCTGGAGGGCGCGGGCGAGGCCGCGACCGGACAGGTGGACCCCACGAAGGCCAGCGGCGAGGCCATCAAGGCGGCCCGCGACCAGAGCGCCATCAGCCTGAACGAGCAGAGCGCGGCCTACAAGCAGTTTGTGGAGGACCTGGCGATGATCTGGTACAAGCTGTGGGTGGCGTATTCGGTGCGGGGGCTGCGGCTGGCGGACGGCACGCTGCTGCCGCACGCGGAGCTGGAGGCGCTGGACGTCGACATAAAAATCGACATTTCGCCCATCGACCCGTACAGCGTGCTTTCCCGCGAGCTTTCGCTGGAAAACGCGCTGGCGCAGCAGCATATCACATTTGAGGAATACGTGGAGGCGCTGGACGACAATTCCGGCGTGCCGAAGGACAAGTTCCGGGCCATTCTGGACAGGCGCCGGGGGGCCGCGCCGGAGCAAAGCGAAAGCGGGGCAGGCCAAAACATCGGCCCCGGTGGGGCGGCGGGCGCGTTTTCCCCGGAGGGGGCGCTGCCTGGCATGGAGCTTGTGGGCGGTGGCGTGCCGGGCGGTTTGCCCGGCACGGGAATGCCCGTGCAGGGCGGCGCGGGGCTCTTCCCGGGGGATGGGCCCGGCGATGGCGTAGGAAAGGGCGGAGGGAATGGAAGCCGCGTGTGGAAAAAGAGGAAGGCCCCCGCTTTCGCGGGGCTGATTACGAAATCTGCCGATGGCGTTACTTTCTTAATGTTAAGAAAGTAACCAAAGAACACCGGGGGCGTTCCGTTCGGCTAAAAAATCATGATTTCAAATTCCGTATCAAATCATGATTTTTCTTCACGCCTCTCTCCGAGGCCCCCGGCCCCCCAACGGCAAAAGAGGAACGATTT